ACAAGCGATCTCGTGAGCGATGCTTGATTTCACCAAGATATTGCATGTTGTTTTTTGTGATACGGTGATAGGTTTTCTTACGTCCATTGCCAAAGTATCCGGTGTCAATGTAATAAAAATCTCTCCCAGCAGCGCGACAAGCATCCATGTGTTTGCGCTTGGTGACACCGCGCAACACCATGGGAGTTTTATCTTCGGCTGTTTTGTCCCAGACTGAAATTTGTCCACCTGATCCTAAAATAAAACTCTTTAGGAATGGATCATAATTTTGTCCTTTTGCTTCAAGTTTACCACTGGCTTCCTCAACAGTGTCGGCTTCAACGGCCACTACAGCCTTGTTATTAAGCATGGCTAAATCCTTTATTATTTGCTCGTAGTCTGACTCTGGATAGTACTGTGCCGCAGGATCTACGCGATAAGAAATTATTTTTTCAAATAATTCTGTCATCTTTGGGGGGATATTTTCAAACTGATGTGGAACTGGGGGAATCTGAAAACTTTTCTGCCAACTCTGATAGGCGTCGGCGTAGTGCCAACCGTACTCGCAGTGACGATAGTTTTCAAACCAAGGGCCACCCTCGGTATAGTGAATAGCTTTGGGAGTGCCGTCTTTGGGTTCTTTGTACCAGTTGACTAGCCAGTTCCACTCAGGGCCAATACCACCAATGTCAAGATTGCCGTTGACCCATTCAAATCTATGCAAGTATTGCCCGGTTTGTGTGTTTACTACTTCAGGAGTAAGATTTTTGCAACTGGGATGGCTGCAGTTAAACAACATCATACTGCTCCAGTTTTTACGTGGATATGGATGCTGTTCTTGTCCATCCATTTTGATTTTATTGGTGGGCTGATATTTGTGCTTGACCACTTGAACTGCAAACTTTGATTCCATGTGTTGAAACAATTCTCGTATATCGCTAGTAAACACAAAATCGCAATCAACAAACACTGCCCATCCAGAGTAACCCATGAGATGGGGTACTAGGAATCGTGTAAAGGTGAATTCTGTACTGGAAGTGGGGTCAACATCGCGCCAATAGTGCTTTTGATCACGCAGTACTGATTGCTTTAAAAACTCAACTTGCACTGGCATTGTGCTGTGTTTCAAAATGCTATGACGACAAACTTCGGCGGCTTCTGCTTCGCGTGGATCCCATCCTATGAATACTTTAAACATTGATTTTTCTTTCTACCCTAGTGGTATGTTCCATGTGGGTATTTATCTGCGTACATTATGTCAGATTTAGATTTTGAGCAAGTCTTTGATACTGTACAAATTTGGAAGATACTTTGATGGATTATCTAATACACTGCGTTCTAAGTCACCGGCTCTGCGAGGGCCTAATTTAACTTTAAAATCAACTGTGTTAACTTGTTTGAACAAGTCAACCATTTCAAGTACAGAATGTCCTTGCCCGTGTCCAAGATTCTCTACACAGTTAGCCGGGCGTTCTATGGCTTCTATCAAAGCATGACAAATTTCGTTGACATGCACATAGTCTCTGATCGCAGTGCCATCGACAGTGTTGTAATCGTCGCCAAACACAGTAAACTCACCAGTCTTTTGAGCATTGATCAAATTAAGCATCAGCCCATCAGGATTTGTAGGAGCGATGCCATCGCTGCCAATAACATTATAAAATCTAAAGATGGTATAAGGAATTGATTCTTCTTGGCAGTGTTGTGCAACTATATCTTCGGCAGCACGTTTACTGATACCATAGGGACTGGCTGCACCTGCTGCTGCACCTGTGCTGGCAAATATAAAGTTTTTATACGTTATTTTACTCAACACATTCTCAGTGCCAGCAATGTTGGTACGATAATAGCTGATTGGATCTCGAACACTTTCGCCAACATTGACCAGTGCTGCCAGGTGTATTACTGTGTCAAACTCAACAAAGTCAAGTCTGGGAATAGTTCTAATATCACCATTTAAGTGATCGTGTACTTCGACCTGTGGTTGATCATAATCTAACCCCCAAACCTGATACTTTTTGCGTCGTCGAAGTATGTTGGTCAGGTGACTGCCAATATACCCAGCATTGCCAGTGACCAATACTTTCTTACTCATCCTTGGCAAATCCCACTGTTTCTCTTTCGATGTCGGTGTGATCAAACTCTGCCCAGTACAGCTCAAACGCCACAGTATCTTCTAGGGCTTCAAATTGATGATACTCACCGGGTGCAACTTTGGTATACTCGCCAGCGTTTAACACAGTTTCATCAACAAGGTCGTAGTTATTCTTCCAAACACGAATCAATAGTTGGCCATGTTCAACATAGAATCCATTCCATTTGTATTTGTGTTTGTGTTTGCTACAAACTCCACCCTTGACTGCTTCAATGCGATGGAATTCCAAAACACCATTGGCTTCAAGGAGCTCTGTGACTCCCCAGACTTTTCCTGCTTTCATAATTGTCCTTTCAATTCTAAACGATCAATATTTTGGTTAGAGAGAAACGTTTTATCTGTTGAATTGCTGTTTCAAAATCTCTCATACTTTCATGATTAAGTTGTTGCATACGTTGCCAATTTGCGTGTAACCTGTCGTTGAGCAACTGAGACACAGTTTCAAGCCCGCCTTGTTGAGCAATTTTGATTAACAATTGATCAAGTTGGTCAAATACTAAATTAAATCTTAAATTTTGATCTTGTATTGAATCGTAACTGTGATCAATCCAATCGTCAAATAAATCAAATCCGGCCAATCTTACCGCTTGCACTGTGCCAGGTACTGCAAACCATAGTGGCAGTTGTCTCCAGGCAAAGCATTTAAATGTTTTTTCAGTGATGAAAATTGATTTCCAACATGAGGTCGTCATGGCATCAAGTTGATTGCTGGTTTCCACTATAACGTTGATCAAACAATCAAACACTGTAGAACAATCAAGAAGGTGTTGATCTTCTTGAGCAGCAGGCTTATCTAAAAAATAACGTGGATGTTTAATATCTGAATCGTTGTCACTCCAGTATGTACCAACGTTGCTGTCAATTGGCATACAAGCAAAAGTCATAACATAACTATCGTTGTTATATTTTGTTTTGATTTTGTTAGATATCCATGCACGACTTCCACTGGGACGTCGCATTAGACAAACAAAGTCTTTTGTACGAGATTGCGCCCAATTTCTGTCAAGGGTTTTTACAAAATTTAAAAATCCGCAATGGTTGGTCATACGCCAGGGCAAACTAATGTGTTGACATTGACTGTCGCCAATGACATTATTAAGCCAAATTATATTTTGGCGATTAAACCAAGGCTCGGACTGTATACTGACAACTGCAGCTTCGTATTCTTCATTTCCGTGACCTTCAACTAGTGTGTTAAAAACCACAGTTTGGTGGGCCAACATCTTGGGTGTTACGATGTCTTTGTCAATGTATAACTGGATATTTTCACGCAGTCGTCCTTGTGCCAAATCATTGCAATTAAAAGATGAAACTAATATCCATATTACATCATCGTTGACTTCCACAATGTTCATCATACAGATATATCTTCCATGCCAGCAGTACGCAGGCGAACCACATGCCCAGTCATCCACTGTTTGGAATCCAAGCCCTTCATAATGCCCAACCATTTGTTTCTAAGCAAAGCAACTTCGTTTATGATTGTTTCAAAATCAACCACCTCATCTTCACCGTCTACATACTTTTCAGCATCACGACTCGACAATGCGCGAGCATAACCTTCAAGATATTTTTGAAAGTGTCGACGTCGGATCTTACGTAACTGAATGTTGAGATAGTTGAGCACTGCTTCTATCTCTTGTAGTTGATTAAAGCGGTGTTCAGTAATCCCCGGCAATGCAGTGATGTTTTTCTCTACAACGCCTGCGATACGACAATCATTTTTGGCCAAGTTTAGTTCTGATTCATAGTGAGCTATGAAGTCTGGGATAACGCCAAGGTTGGCGACAACTTTACTGTACCACATTTAATTGATCAATAATTTTGACAAACCGATCTGTATATGTCTGCGCTATATTTTTAAAAAGATAACTTATTATAACAGTATTAGACTTAGGCGTAAACCACTTGGTGCCCAATAAGGCATATTCCATAGCTTCCTGTTGAATATTGGCAATGTTAATATCATATTCTAATTCTGCACGTACTGGGCCGTTATCCCAGCCAATCAAACTTCCAATGCTGGCACAATTGAATTTTTCAAGTGAATCACTATCATGCTCAATCATCCTATTGTTGCCCGATCCGGTGATCCTTGTACTAGGATGCGTTTCCCCAAACAATGCTTTGATACTGCTGCCAGTGCCATGTAAATCAACAATCATACGATTACCGACTGTAGTCAATGCATATTCGCGATAGTCCGGCGTTGGGGCAAGCATACATCGACGGCTACTATCAAATCTAACTGCAGTACGATTAGTCATTGCTTCATATAATGGTTGCCAGTTAACACCATCGCGATGTATAAATGCCAAATCTGTATCAGGTAATTCCAATGTTGCCAATGCTAAGATAGGCAAATTAATTTGACTCTGATCTATCCAGATCTGAGAACTAATTGGATCAGTGTACGGACATCCAATTCGAACATATCTCATCCAACAAGCAAGATCGTAATCAAATGGTGCAATCTGATGTTCAATAGAACTCCATTGGCTATTTTTAAAGATTACAGCCGGAAGATTGGCTTGTTTGGCACTGTTGATATCAGTTTCTGAATTATCACCAGTGTGCATATCAATGGGGCCGTTTTCATCAATTACCTGCTTCCATATCCAGCCTTCACGTTTGCCGTTTGGTGTAGCATATACTTTTACACCATTGATCCCGCAATGAGACAGCAATTGAGTAACAAATTCCACATCATGATATGTGTCGCTTACAACAACATCGTGTTGTTGTACATGACGCACTGATTCTAAAATTGGGAAGCTATGCTCGAGCTCAACCTGGCGCTCAATCTCTGGATTTATACCGGGAAGATGATTATAGATACTAGCATAAGTTCCATCGCTGACTCTTTCAGCCAGACGTCTTTGCTGTACAAAATCTAGGATTCCCAGGCGTTGGCCTGCTTCCTTCCAAATATTTTCAGTCTCGTAAAAACGCCTGGCTATCAAGGTGTCAAAGCAATCCCAAGAATTCATACTTACTCGTCGTACTCATCGTAATCAACTTCTTCATCTTCTTCTGGTTCTTCTTCTTCAAGATAGGGCTGTAATGCTCGCTTGATATCTGCATCTCCGCGGAAGGCTGTTTTGATTTCGTTGATGCCAATATCGTTGTCAACCAACACACTGATATAAACTTCTGCTGCTTCGCTGCGATCAATTTCATTGACGTAGCGTTTGATTTCGCTCCAAAGTGCATTCGCTATTTCTACTGACATATTTTTTACTCCTCTGAATTATTGTCAGTGGTACTTACCTCTTCTTTGTGATTTTGAAAGTCTAACATGACTTTATCTAAACACCCGGCTTCGTTACTTTCCCAGGCTTTGCGGAACTGTTTGATTATTTCGCCATCGCCGGTGGTGAAAGCAAGTCTATTACCATCTTTCTTTAACATGCCTCTTTTCTCTGCTAGATCAACTAGGCCCGAGTAAGGATTCATACCAGTTTCATAGGGAATCTTAATTTGCACACCTTCAAATGGTTTGGAATAGCGTGTTTTCATAACTTTACATGAAGCACGAATACCCATGACATCTGAAATCTTGTTGCCATCCTCATCTTCTTTGAGTTTGAGTTTTTTCATGGCAACTACAATGCTTGACGCATAGATAAATCCTTGCCCACCTGAAATCTTGTCGTCAGGATCAAACATGTCCTGTGATGCATAGGTATGATTGGTACATACCAGTCCCACGTTGTAACTACCAAACATGTTTACACAGTTACGCACCAGTGATGTCAGTGCCTTGGGTTTACGGCCTAGGTCACCCTTCATTTCACCTGCATCAAATTGATTGACATCTGTTGGTGTCAGCAACATACCCAAAGAGTCAATTACAAACATTACTTTGAGACGCTCGCCATCTGGCAATGCTTTGTAATCACTCATGAATGTTGAGATAGTTTTGGCTACATCGTCAATCATAGCCATACTCAATTTAAGCAATTTACTTTCGCTGGTATCAACTCCAAGTGCTTTGAGCCAATTTTCATCCAGGGCGTTTTCACTGTCAATCAGCACAACAAAGATCCCTTGTTCTTGTGCATTTTTAATGATGTTGCCACTGCAGATATATGATTTGCCTGCGCCTGATTCTCCGGCAAATACAGTGACTTTACCTAGCGGAATGCCTCTATGGAAGTCACCAGAGATAAGGTAGTTCAAAGCATAGTTACCGGTACTGATC